CAGGAATTTTAGCAGGTTTTAATTTTGGTGAATACCGTGATGTCAACGATATGTTTGACGGTGGTGGCCCAATGGCTAGTGGTGGTAGTTATCAAGGTGGTGGCTTATTAAGCTTTCTAGGCAATTTAGGAAATGCTATTACTGGTCGTGACATGGGTCAAACGGTTGGATATGGCGCACCTATGGAAGCAACTATAAAACCTAAGCCCAGAGTAATGCCTACATCAACTTATGATGCAGAGCGAATGATGCAAATAAATGAAATACCAGTAAACCCATTGCAAGATTTAACTGCGAGGCAAGATAACCCTTCAGGAATGGGTTATGGAATGACAAATTCCACTCAGCAAAGTCCAATAAGCAACGATACTAATACACGACTGCAAATATTTAATCAATTAATGGATACAGTGCCTGCTGGTGAAAGTTTTGAAAATACCCAAAAATATGCTGATGATATTTTGTATGATAAAACAAGATTGACTTTCGATGATTGGTTGCGGTTGCAATAAAAATGCCAAAAGAAAAAGACCCTAGATTAAAACGTGCTGGTGTAGAGGGCTTTAACAAACCTAAACGTACTCCAAAGCATAAAACCAAATCGCATATTGTCGTAGCAAAAGAAGGTGACAAGGTGAAAACAATACGGTTTGGGCAGCAGGGTGTATCAGGTGATAAAGGTGATACAGCTAGGTCAAGAAGTTTTAAAAAAAGACATGCAAAGAATATAGCTAAAGGCAAAATGTCAGCAGCATATTGGGCTAATAGGGTTAAGTGGTAGTGGCAAGTATTTTTGATTTCTTTAGTAGGGAAGCAGGTCAGGAAAGACGCAGAGCGTTAGATGAAGCAGTTGGCGGTTTAATTGAATACTTAACACCACCTAATTTACGTCCAGCAACAGAGTTTGTAGCTCAAGCAAATCCAATACAGGGCATGTCAGATAGTATGGCAGCAAGTGGTGTTGTTTTTGATCCTGATGAAACGTTAGAAGCTAGAAAACGTGCAGCACTAGATATGGGTTTGGAAATGGCTTTTGCTTTGACACCTGCTGCTTTGGCTGCGAGAGGCTACCTAACGCCTGTTCAGGGCGTTATGGAAGGTTTGCTAGGTGGCTCACCTGCACAAAAAGCAATTACAGACGATTTAGTAGAAAGATTTTCGCAACCAGGTGAAGTGCCGGTTATGGGTAGTAATCTTGGCAACATAAATATTGAAAATCCATTATCTAAAAAATATGAAGATTTAGAAGTAATAAACCCTTTAGATTTAATTGGAGCAAAAATTTCTCCTACACCAGCAGATTTAACACAAGCTGGAACTATTTATCAAGGAATTGACGCTGCTGGTACTACCAGGAACACAAAGTTACAGGGTGGCCCACTTTTCCCTTTACAAGAAAAATATGAAGATGCTGGCGTAGGGTGGATGGTAGACAGCTCTTCTAAGGGTGCTACTAAACTAGGTAAAGATAGTGATTTTGTAGCAGTCACGGCAATGTCACCAAAAGCACATCAATCCAATGCTACAATAGCTGATGCCTACATGGGTACATTAGAAGCGTATATTAAGTCAGGCAGACTGCCAGATGAAAACATAAAACAACTAAATTCTGTTGTTACGGATTTTGGTAAAATAACAAAAGATCCTGAACTACAAAAGTTAAATAATTTTGTTGGTTTTGATAGCCCATTTTTTGATGATTTTATGAGAAATGCAACTTTTCCTCAAAGAGAAGCAATATCAAAATTAATGACTTCTCCCAAAGCAATGGCAATAGGTGGGCCAAATTTTCAAAAAGTGTTAGACAAGACAATACAACCAGAGTTTGCTGGTACTAATTTAGGCGATACATTAATGCTTTTAGAACTTGATAAAAAAAGAGGGTTGTTAGATTTAAATGAATTAGGTTTGCCGGAGCATATGTCTTACGATACTGGATTAGCCGCAAATGTTGTAGGTAGATTTGAAAATCCTGTTTCTAGAGGTTTGTTATTTCCTGATTTTGAAGCAGAATATTCAAGTAGACCAACAATGTTAAATAAATCTGGAAATGTTGATGAAGCTAGAATGGCATATTCTTTTGGTAGGGCTCTACCAACACAAGAGGTAACGCCAGAAGGTGCAAGAAATTTATTTGAAGCGTTGCAATATTATAATATTGATCAACCACAACAAGCGCAATTAATAGAACAAGCATTACAGGGTAATTGGAAAACATCGAAACAGAAAAAAATATCTGGTGGAATATCTCCTATCGATTATGAGAGGGCATTGCAAAGAAACCCATCTTTACCATCCCTTGATCCATATACAGCAACGGATGTGACTAAAGGTGCAAAAGCAGGTGATTTTGAGGTTTTTCAATTGGGCGATGCTGATGTATTTTTTGGATTAAAGAAAAATCCTGATTATACTTGGATGAATGATGGTAAACCTATTCCAGAGTTAGGCGATAATGAGGTTGATCTAGTAGGTGTTATAAGTAATGAATTAGGCGCAAGAGGCGTGGCTTCTCCAGCTATACTAGGAAAAGCAATAGAGCAAGGAGCAACTGTTTTGAACGCTTTTGCAGTGCCAAGTAAGAAGTTTCCTGAAGGCTTTTTACCTAATGTGTACAATAACTATGGATTTAATGAAGTAAAACGTATACCATTCAGCAAAGAATTTTATATTGAAGAACGAGGTCAAGATGCTTATGATGACCTTTTGCGCCAGTGGCGATCTGAAGGTTGGAACGAAAGTGATGGCATGCCTGATGTCGTGCTGATGAAATGGAGTGGAAAAGATGCAGAAAGAACAAACGCAAGCCAGCGCGTTTTTGATGAGGGTTTCTCAGGTTTTGGGTCAGGAGAAGACATCGGCTCTATCAAATCGGCAGGACAAAATTCTCAGCCAAGCTTACAGGCGGCTACTAAATCGCAAGACAATGGACAAAATATCGGACGCGGAGATAGAGGGTCAATACGAACTGGTAGTAGAACACCTCAGTCCTCTAGCGTACGAAAGGCGGCAACAGAGTTAAAAACTTTAACCCCAGAGCAACGTAGAAATTTGGGGCTTTTACAAGTGGGGTTTTAAATGGCAATAACAACATTTAGTGAACTTAAAACAGCCGTAGCAAATTGGCTTAATCGTGATGATTTAACGTCTGTCATTCCTGATTTTATCTCATTGGCAGAAACTGACATCAATCGTAAATTGCGACACTATAAAATGATAGAGCGCATGAACGCAACGTTAGATAGTCGCTATGTGCAAGTGCCCAATGGTTGGTTAGAAACAATGCGTTTTAATATTACTAATTCTTCTACAGTAAAATTAGATTACATTGGCCCAGAAGATATGCTGCAAAAAAGAGAGCAAAATAGCGATGCAGCAGGTGTGCCACAATTCTATTCTCAAATTGGTGACGCGATAGAGGTATTCCCAACACCATCAGGAGAGTTTCCGATGCAGCTTGCCTTTTTTGAAAGAATACCCTCTTTAAGTAACACGACAACGACTAATTGGCTTTTGCAAGATGAGCCAGATCTTTATTTATATGGGACGTTGATGCAGTCAGCACCATATTTATTAGATGATGCGAGGACGCAAACGTGGGGCGCATTGTATGCTAACGCTCTAAATTCTTTGCAAGTTGCATCAGATGACACACGTTATGGTGGTTCTGGTAGGAGAATTATCATTACTAGTTATTAATAATAAAATGGTGTATATTGCACTAAGATTTACTCAATGGAGATTAAATAATGTCACTTACTAATGCTTTTGAAACTCATACACTGACATATCTTTTAACAAGTGGAAGTCTTACAAGACCAAGTGCTTGGTATATTGGTTTGTTTACTGCTGATCCAACAGATACAGGTTCAACATCTAATGAATTATCAGGAAATGGATACGCAAGAACGGCGGTAACATTTTCTGTCACAAACGATTTAGCTACAAATTCAGCAGCCGTTGAGTTTCCAGCAGCAACAGGTGGTAACTGGGGTACTGTTACACATATAGGTGTTATGGATGCTTCCTCTGGTGGCAATATGATAATTCACTCTGCGCTCACAACTGCAAAAGCAATTAACAGTGGTGATGTTTTTCGTATACCAACAGGTGACTTAGATATAACGGCTGCATAATGGCTTTAAGATCAACATATAATTCTGGGGTTTACAATTCTGGATTATATGGCGAACCAGAAACTACTCAGGGCGCGGCTTCTACAAGTGTTTCTATAACAACTACTTCAAGTGCTGTTACCGTAATAGCAGGTGCTGCTACTGCCTCTGTGACGGTTTCAGCGTCAAATCCAACACTAGTTAAAATAGTTGACGGTAGTGCAAATGTAAGTTTGCAAGGTATAGCAACGGTAAGTGCTGTAAAATATGACGTAATTTCTGGTTTTAGACCTGGTTACGGTGAAAATACATACGGATCATTTGTCTATGGTGAAAACCAAGATATTGGTGAAGGTGCAATCAATGCAAATATTTCCATCACCGCAACAGCAAGTGCACAAGTAACAAGAAACGTTGCTTCAACTGCATCTGTTGTAATTTCTGCAACAGCATCAGGGTTTATGTCAAATGTTGGAGCATCAAATGCAACTATTTCAATTTCAACAAATATAGGTTATAACAGGGTTAGATTGTTTTCTAGTGCAACAAGTTTTACTTTTACGTCTAGTGCATCAGGAAGATACAAATGGCTAGATGTAGTTGACCCAAGCACAACGTGGACAGACGCAGATATTCTAGAAAGGGCCGCATAAAATGCCAGCAAACACAACAACATATAGTTTTCAAAAGCCTACAGTGGGTGGTGACGAAGATGCCTGGGGAGGTTATTTAAACGGAAATTGGGATAAAACTGATGACCTTTTAGATGGTACAACACCAGTTACAGGAATTGATATTAATTCAGGTACAATTGATAATGCTATAATAGGTGGAAGTACGGCTGCTGCTGGTACTTTTACAACTTTGGTTGGTACAACTACTACAGTAACAACCTTAAATGTCACAACAGGTCTTGCTGCAAATCTAAGCACTAATGGGTTTGATATTGTCACAACTTCAAATGCTGATTTAGATTTAGCGCCAAATGGCACTGGTAAAGTCGTTGTAAAAGGTAATACAAACTCTGCTAAACTTGTGTTAAATTGTGAAGTTAATACACATGGTGTAACTCTTGCAAGTCCACCACACAGCGCTGGCGCAACTTATGAAGTAGCATTACCAAACACATTAGGAACATCTAATAATAGTTCTATAATTACAAGTGATGCTAATGGTGATGTAAACCTTGCAGCAGAATTAAAAGCAACATCTTACAATGAAACATATGTAGCGTTAACTGCTGGTTCAAGTGTAACTGTTGACTGTGAAACAGGAAACGTGTTTGCACTGACAACTAACCAAAACACAACCTTTGTTTTCAGCAATCCACCAGCAAGCGGAA